GACCTACCCTTAGAAGGGCAGGCCATCGTTGATGAGACGCTGTTCCTCTGAAGGCCACTCGTACTCCAACCGTTGAAGGTTGCCGTAGTAGGCTTCGTAAGGATTGAAACCACGAGCAGCGAGCTGTTCTGAAACCAGATCCAAGGCGCGATTAACACGCTTGTATTGGCAAGTGCCTTGCTGCTCTTCGATGTACATATCAAGCCCGTACTCGAAGTAGTTCTGAGCTTTAATCAAGAGATCGAACAAGGGACGAATACGATGACTCATCGGACTTTCCTCCACTCGTTGCGATCCAACTTGACCGTAGGCTTACGACCTTCGTGCTTGGCTTTCTCTAAGCCAGCTAAGACTTCACTACGCTTATGCGCGTTACTGATGAGGCACTGGTAAACAGCACCACCTTTGAGCTTGATGTAGATGTTGCTGAGGTTCTGCTTACCGAGACCCACGTTGACGACTGTGCCTTGCATAACTAACTCTCCATTGTGATTACGAAAGCTGAAGCGCTTTCTTCCTCACTGCGTCGTGAGACGCTCTTAGAGCAACGTGGAGATATAGAAGGAATGGCAAAGAACGATGTGTGTTAGTACATGGAAGAGAAGTGTTGACTCTCTATATAGAAGGAAGAGAGCGATAAGATGTAGGGAAGAGATAGGTAAGTAAGGGAAGGTAGGTAGGAGATAGGAATGTAAAGGAGAACAGTGTTCCTACACGTTCCTTACCACTTCCTTCTATTAAGAATGACTACCTTCAGTGTGTAATGTGTAGATGTGTAATGTGTAAGGGAAAAAAGAGAACCACCCCGAAGGGTGGTAATGAGTCACGCAGCATCAGCTGGCTTAGGAGTGACAACCGTGAGCTTGTCCAGGTTCTGCTTAGCACGCTTAAGGCGCGCATCACGAGAGACCGCAGCGATATCTTTCAATCCCTCAGACTCATCAACAGCGATAGACGCTAGATTGTCGAGGGAAATACCGAGCTTCTCACCAGCTGAGAAGAGAGCAAAGAACATGCGGAAGAACTGACCGAATGCAGAGAACATAACGAATACCTCGCGAAGGTAGTTGAAAGAAGGTGGACTGCTGGCCACCACAGCCCAGTAGGATGTCACTGGGAGACAGGAGGAGACGCTGAGCGCATCGGGCCTCCACCATGCGTCGTCAGACGCGAAAGACCCGGGGGGGTACTTGGATATAAGAACTAGAAGTCAGTCGGTATTGCTCCCGTACCCAAAAATGAAAAATCGCCTTAAGGTTTCCAAATAATAATTATTCTTATTTGGTTATATGTCGCTGCCGAGCACAGCCGCGCACGCTAGGCCACGCCCTACGGGCTGGCCGACGCGTTGGCGCTGGGTGTGTGAGTCAAGCGTATAAGAGGGGAGGGAGGTTAGAAGGTTGCGTCAACAACGGACTCTTTACCGATGTAGTAGGTGACACCTTTGAGTCCTGGGCGAATGCTGTAATGATCCTTTTTGAACCATCCGGCTTTTTGAAGCGCCAACCTGTTTCTTTTGGCTTTCTGGATTGACCAACCGAAGTATTGGGCTGCTGCCTCATCACTGATTTCACGATCACCCACCGCCGCGAGGCGGATGTAATATTCGAGTAGGAGTAGAGCTGCATCGCCAATGGTGGCAATGAGTTCTCTCCGTTCCTCTTCCTCGAGGTAATTTCGGGTGTATTGGATGGCTGGTTTGCGATCGATCTTCACATTGATCTGTAATCGGCTCATATTTTGTCCCGGCAGGTTCTGTATAGACCAAATAATATACAGGGACGGGGTAAGAGGATCAAATTTAATACCCCTATATTTACCTAAGTTGTTGTTTTTATTAGAAAAACCTTGCAACGCCCCTTTTAATACAGTTAATAGCTTGGTTTTGCGTTCGAAAACGTACCTACAAATCGCGTGAACGTACACTGGTGTACCTAAAAAACGCGTAGATCGTTCTCTGGTGAACACCTCAGGCAGTAACAGTAAAAATCTCAGAAATCCCTGATCAGATTGGCTTCAATAGGGGGATGAGCGACCCCACTGATGTAGTTACTGGTCTGATTAACCGTGTGATTGAGCGCGAGGGTGGGTATGTGAACCATCCAGCCGATCGAGGGGGTGCGACGAAGTTTGGCATCACGCAAGGCACTTTGGATGCGTGGCTCAATGACGAGCACACGAAAGACGTGGTGCATTTGACGCTGGATGAAGCCCGGCAGATCTACCAGACCAAGTACTGGGATGTGCCCGGGTTCTACAAGCTTGATGTCGGGCCGCGGACAACGGAGCTGTTGTTTGACACCGCGGTACATAGTGGGCCGGTGCAGGCAGTGAAACTGTTGCAGGGTGTCCTCGATGTGAAGCGTGATGGCCTGATTGGGCCAATCACCCGAGGCGCAGCACAGGAATACGAAGACCGCCGGCTGTTTGTGCTGTTACTGGCTAAGCGGTATGAGTTTTTGGCTAATTTAGTGGCCGTTGACCCCAGCCAATCCGTCTTTATGCGGGGCTGGATTAAACGATTGAATGAACTTCTGGTGGAACAGACGGTATGAGCAAAGCCAACATCGAAATTGTCCTGCGCCCGGCATGGTATGTCCGCTCGCTTGATGCGTTGTCTCAATGGATTAACGCAACGTTTCTTAATGGCGACGCCAATGAGTCTGTTAGCGGCCGTGCAGCGCGAGTCACGCTCTTTGAAGAGCACGAAAGCCGGGCGTGGAATGTGACCTATGAGGTCATTAACAAGTTGTTCTTTCTCCAGTACGACCATTGTCTTCAGGCGTATCTAAACGATGTGGCGCGTGCTGTTGATAAAAGCAACAAAGCCAAGCATCACTTGGGTGTCGCAGAAACGCTCGGCGCGGCTGACGCCGCGTAAGAGTTACCGCCCCCATCGGTTGTCTTTTCTCTGGCAGGCTTCGCATCCGGTGGGGGCTTCTAAATAATTCAGAAAACGTTTCTCAAGATACCTACAGTCAGCCGTGACAGTAACAGAGACACGGTATGACACAGCAAAATCTCCCTGCTACCCAAGACGCCATGACGGTGGAAGAGTTCAAAGAAGCACTTCCGGCCAAGCTTAAAAAAAGCGTCAACCAGTCCTTGATTGATCAGATCAACCAGACGCTCAGTGACCCTGAGCTTTGGGAGTCTTATCGTGAAAACCTGATCAGCTACACGACAGTGCTGCAAGAAGGTAAGTTCAAGATGTCGAACTACCTCGATGCAGTGAAGTATGTGAGTCACAAGCTGCGTGGTTTGACCAACACCCGGGCATACACGCTGACGTTCCCCGACAAAGTGGCACGTTGGCACGCTCGGGGTGTCAGCGAGAAAGATCAATCGAGCTACATCTCGGCCTACAACAAGTCAAAGCTCGTCAATCTGATCTACGAGCAAACCATTATTCCAACATGGGTACTCAACCAAGATCTGTATCAGCAGGCGCTGAATACTCAAGCAGAGCTCATGATTCACGCCAATTCTGAGATGGTGCGGACAACGGCTGCCAACTCATTGCTGACACAGCTCAAACCACCGGAAGCACAAAAGGTTGAGCTCTCGGTAGGTGTCAAAGAAGACAGTTCCATTGCAGAGCTTCGGCAGACGACAGCGGAGCTGGCGGCACAGCAGAAGCGAATGCTGCAGTCAGGCATGATGGATGCCCAAGAAGTAGCGCACTCCAAAGTCCTTGTTGAAGGCGAATTTGAGGAAGTACCGTGACCTACGGTGACCCAGAGTTCGATAAGAGCGTCGAGGCGTATCTCAATGAGATCGACTACACCGTTGACCCGAGCTATGTCCCGAGTGACTTTGCGCTCGAGTTTGTCACTTTTATCAAGCTGGTTAACGGTGTTGATGGAGAAGAAAACAAAACACCGCTCATCCATTACAAGATGCTGGACACCATTGCCTTTGGTGGAACGCTGATTGCCAATCTTTGTCACCGTGGTGCGGCAAAAACCACCATTATGGGCGAGTACCTGTTCCTGTTTTTGGCGGTATATGGGGAGCTTCCCGAGTTCGGCAAGGTGTCCTTGGCGCTTTACGTCTCGGATTCCATCGAAAACGGCGTCAAAAACATGCGTAAGAACTTGGAATTCCGCTGGCACAACTCGGATTTCCTCAAATTTTACGCGCCGGTAGCGAAATTTACGGATATCCGGTGGGAATTCCAGAATCGGGACGGCAACACTTTCATTGTGAAAGGTTATGGCGCCAAAACTGGTGTTCGGGGAGCCAAAGAAATGGGGGTACGTCCCCAGTTGGCCGTGCTAGACGACCTGATCTCGGATGAAGACGCTCGATCGGCTACGGTTATCGCCGCGGTAGAGGACACAGTCTACAAAGCTGTCGACTACGCGCTTCATCCCAAGAAGAAGATGATGATTTGGTCGGGTACGCCGTTTAACGCCAAAGATCCGCTCTATAAAGCGGTCGAATCCGGTGCCTGGGCGGTCAATGTGTTTCCGGTTTGCGCCGAGTTCCCATGTTCGCGGGAAGAGTTTCTTGGTTCTTGGCCAGATCGCTTCACTTACGACTATGTCAACGACCAGTACCAGAAGGCGTTGAAGCTCGGAAAGATCGATACCTTCAACCAAGAACTGATGTTGCGGATCATGTCCGACGAAGACCGGTTGATACAAGATCACGATATCCGCTGGTACAGCCGAGATGCGGTTTTCAAAAATAAGCACCGGTTCAACTTCTATATCACCACTGACTTTGCCACCTCAGTGACCGAAGCCTCAGACTTTTCAGTGATCTCAGTCTGGGCATACAACAACAATGGCGATTGGTTTTGGGTAGATGGTGTCTGTCAGCGCCAGTTAATGGATGCCAACATCAATGATTTGTTTAGGCTGAGCCAAGAATATCGGCCGCAGCAGGTAGGGGTCGAAGTCTCCGGCCAGCAGAAGGGCTTTATCAGCTGGATTCAGAACGAGATGATTAATCGCAACATCTGGTTCCCAATGGCTTCAGACAACAACTCCAATCAGCCAGGCATCCGGCCGACGACCAACAAGCTCCAGCGTTTTAACATTGTGGTGCCTTGGTTTAAGGCCGGCAAGATCTATTTTCCAAAGGAAATGCAATCAGCTAAGCCGGTAGCGGAAGCCATCGAAGAGCTCTCTTTGGCAAGCCCAAGTGGATTTCGCAGCAAACATGATGACTTCATCGATACCATTAGCCAATTGGCTTCGCTAACACCGTGGAAGCCCACAGAGTTGGGCAACCTGAAAAGCGGGGATGGAGACATCTGGGAGCTCGACGAAGAAGACCTAGAAACCAACGAACTAGACTCCTACATAGTGTGAGGCAGGTATGACCCTTCAAGACATCTACGAACAGTTGAGTTACGGCGAACTCCGACAGCTGTTCTTGTCCGGTAACGATATTGATGATCTGGATGTCTCAATGTCGCAAGATCAGTTTCAGCGGTTGCTGCCTTCGATCCAATTGGGTTTGACTGAGTTGCACAAGCGCTTCTTCCTGCGAGAAGGCAACATCTTTGTTGACCTTCAGCCCGGCAAGTCTACATATACGTTGACCAAAGCCTTTGCACAGTCCAATGGACGCTCAAAAGAACCTGTTAAGTACATTGATGACACGACAGAGCCGTTTACCAACAACTTGTTTAAGGTTGAGCGGGTATTTGGGACATACCTCGAAGAGCGATATGAGATTCCGCTGAATGAGCGAGACAACCCCAACAGTTTGTTTACAACCAGCTACAACACCTTAGTTGTCCCCAACGATCCTGAGAAAGCGTTGTGGTTAAAAGAGACTTCCCGTCTCGATATTCGATTCCGAGCAGACCATCCCGAGATCCAAAAGAATCGAGCCAACGCAGCGCCGATGTCGACAGAGATTTATTTGCCGCCGACACATCTGGAAGCACTGCTGTTCTACATCGCGTCACGAATCCACAACCCGATTGGCATGACGCCGGGCGCCATGCACGAGGGCAATAACTATTTCCAGCGATTTATGGTTTCTGTCGAAGAGCTAAAAAACCAGAACTATGAGATCGATGATCACGCGCTGGAGTCGAAGCTTTACGATCGAGGGTTTGTCTGAGGTTTTCTCAGAAAAAGTCTTTTACTTTCGGTAGGTTGGCCAAAGTTCTTGCTTTGAGACCCACCTAATGGAAGAAATTACCAGAGCTCCAAAGGCGGACAGCGTCACGATCAAGCCGGAAGGCTGGAAGACGCCTCCGCAGCTGAAAGACCTCAAGCAAGATTTGACTGAGGCACAGACGCCCCACGACCGCCAGAAATCCAAGATTCGAAAATATTTGGATTACCGTGACGTTGTCGGGCAAGCCGCGATCAAAAAGATTGACGGCCGGTCACAAGCCCAGCCTCGACTGATCCGTAAGCAAGCTGAGTGGCGTTATTCCTCGCTGTCAGAGCCCTTCCTATCCACGGAGGACATGATTGATGTCCAACCTGTGACTTGGGAAGACGTTGAGCCGGCACGCCAGAACAAGCTGGTACTGAATCACCAGTTGAATACCAAGATCGACAAAGTGCAGTTCATCGATGACATGGTGCGTGCTGCTGTTGATGAAGGTACAGCTATTATCCGTGTGGGTTGGGAATTCCAAGAAGAAGAACAAGAAGTTCGTAAGCCCCAAGTTCGGTTTGTAAACAATCCTGAAAAAGCGCCGCTTTACGAAGAGCTGACGACGCTGGAAATGCAAGACCCTACTGGTTACCTCACTCAAGTGCCTAAAGAGCTCAAGATGGCACATGAGTACGTAAAGCAGACCGGTATGCCTGTAGATCCTCAGATCGTGGGCATGGAAGTCGTCAAAGAAATGGTGACGGTCAAAAACTGCCCGACGTTGGAAGTTTGTGACTACCGCAATGTCATTTTAGATCCAGCTTGCCGCGGCGACATCAAGAAAGCCAAGTTCATCATTTACAGCTTCGAAACTTCGCTGTCAGATCTACGTCGAGAAGGTGATAAATACCAAAACCTCGAGCACATTGACCCGGAAGGTAACTCTCCGCTGTCAGATCCAGATCATGACACCGAAGACAACACCGATTTCGACTATTCCGATGAAGCGCGGAAGCGTTTGGTGGCCTACGAGTATTGGGGCTACTGGGATTACGATGGATCCGGCATTGCCCGGCCGTTTGTTGCCACATGGGTAGGCAACACGTTAATCCGTCTTGAAGAATCTCCTTTCCCCGATGGTGGTTTGCCTTTCATCGTTATTCCGCTGATGCGTGACCGCTACTCTGTTTACGGCGAGCCTGATGCAGAACTTCTGATCGAAAACCAGAAAATCATCGGTGCAGTCACTCGTGGCATGATCGACATCATGGCAAAGAGTGCTAATGGTCAGATGGCCATCCGCAAAGATGCTCTCGATGCGACAAACAAGCGTCGCTTCCAGAAAGGTCTGGATTACGAGTTCAATGCCGGCGTAGATCCTCGAGCCGCGTTCTACATGCACACCTACCCAGAGATTCCACAGTCTGCTCAATACATGCTGGATCTGCAAAACCAAGATGCGGAGTCTATGACGGGCGTCAAAGCCTACAACCACGGCATTTCTTCTGATGGTTTAGGACAGGTGGCAGCAGGCATCCGTGGTGCGCTCGATGCGGCTTCTAAGCGTGAGACTGGCATTCTGCGTCGCTTGGCAAAAGGTATGCAGGACATTGCGCGCAAGATCATCGCTATGAATGCGGAGTTCTTGGAAGACGAAGAGATTGTCCGCATTACCAATGAGCAATTTGTCGCCATTCGTCGTGAAGACCTACATGGCCACTTTGATTTGCGAGTAGACGTCTCTTCTTTGGAAGAAGACAACGTCAAAGCGCAAGAGCTTGCCTTCATGCTGCAAACCATGGGTAACAACATGGATCCTGGCATGTCGAAGATCATACTTCGTGACATTGCTCGGCTTCGCAAAATGCCTGAGCTGGCGAAACAGATTGAGAACTATGAGCCTCAGCCTGACCCGCTTGCAGAAGAAATGCGACAAGCCGATATTGATGAAAAGCGTGCCCTGGCTGAGAAGTATCGCTCTGAAGCGGCAGAGAATATGGCTGAAGCACAGCTGGATATGGCAAAAGCTCGAGAAACCAATACCAAAGCGGATCTCAATGACCTCGACTTCGTTGAACAGGAGTCGGGTGTCAAGCAAGAGCGTGATCTTGAAAAGCAAGGCGAACAAGCGCGTAGCAACATGCAGCTCGAGGCTTACAAAAACAATCTTCAACAGAAAGCTGAAGAGCGTTCGATGCTGCGCGAGTACTTGGCATCGCCTTAATAATGAAAAAAGTTCAGAAAAGAAAAAATCCCTTGAATACAGTGCCTTACGAACCTGTTAACTAACCAGCACTGATAGGGAACTACATGACTACTACTGCAGAAGAGATCCAACTTGACATTAATGCCGCTCGTGAATTGGTGAAAGACGGCGATCGTTTGATGCGTCTTCATGAAAACGAAGACTTCAAGGCACTCATTGTTGAAGGTTACTTCAAAGCGGAACCCGCTCGTTTGACACAGATCAAGGCACACCCAGGGATGCAGTCAGACGAGCAGCAACAAAATATTTTGCGAGCACTGGATGCGATTGGTGGATTGCAGCAGTACTTCCACAAAATCTTTATCCAAGCAGATCAAGCCGAAGAAGCTATTCGAGTAAATGAACAAGAACTTGAAAACATGGCTGAAGAGGGTGAGATCTAATGAGTAATGAAGCTGTTGATGTTTTGGGGATGTCCGATGCGGACTTCCTTAATGCCAACCCAGCCTCCTTCGATGAACCTGCCGGCGAAGAACCGGAGGAACTAGAGGGAGCTTCTGAGTCAGATGATCATGAGGAGGCCGCAAATGCGGCTCCGAATGAGCAAGCTGACGAAGAAGAGGACAAAAGTTCAGACGGTTCGTCCGAGGCAGAAGAAGAAGAAGACTCAGAAGACGAAGAAGATATCTCGGACACTTCTGGCGACGAAGATGAAGACGAAGATCCTGACAGTGACGAAGACACTGATGAGGATGAAGAGAAAGACGACAAAGACAATGAATCCGATGAAGTCGATTTCAAGTCTTTTTATGAGCAGATAACTGCCGAATTCAAAGCTAACAACAAGATGATGAAGTTCGATAATCCGAACGATATCGTCCGGTTGATGCAGATGGGCGTCAATTACAACCGCAAGATGGCGGCGCTCAAACCCAGTATGAAAGCGCTCAAGATGTTGGAAAAAGCCGACCTCATGAGTGAAGAGAAATTAAGCTACCTGATTGATCTCAATCAGAAGCGTCCTGAGGCAATCGCGAAGCTGTTGGCCGACAGCGGAGTAGACCCGATGGATGTGGATCTTGAGAAAGCAGGTGACTACAACCCGCAAGACCATTCCGTTGACGAGCGAGAAATAGCGCTGGACGAGATGGTGGACGAACTACAGTCCACCGAAACTTTTCCTCGAACACTCCAGATTGTCAGCAAAGAGTGGGACGGCGAGAGCAAGCAAGCTGTAGCGAACGAACCTCAACTGCTCCGAGTACTTAATGACCACATGGCCAGTGGGATTTACGACTTGGTCAGTACCGAGATCGAGCGAAAGCGGATGCTTGGCCAGTTATCTGGCATCTCCGACATAGCGGCATACCAGCAGGTAGGTGACGAGTTGCACGCCAATGGTGCGTTTAATCACTTGTTCCAAAGCGAACAAAATCAAACGCCATCTGAGGAAGCACCTACGCCAGCTCCCAAAAAAGCTGCGTTTGACACTAAACGTCGGAACAAGCGAAAGGCGGCAAGTCCGTCAAAGCCAGCTGCTCCGAAGGCACCTTCGAATGACGATTACAACCCTCTGGGTATGTCAGATGACGAGTTCCTTCAGCAGATGGATTCCAAATTCCTCTGATTAAGGTAATTAGACATGGCACGCGTATATAACGACCCCGCGGGCGGAACTCCCTCGAGCATTGGCTCTCAGTTCCGTACCGATAAGTACGTCAAGAAGGCACTGATTGAAGCTCGTGAGCTTCAGTATTTCATGCCCTTGGCAGACGTCACTTCTATGCCCAAGCACATGGGTAAGAAGATCAAGAAGTATCACTACATCCCTCTGCTTGATGATGAAAACATCAACGACCAGGGCTTGGATGCAGCTGGTGCGGTCATTGCTGACGGTAACCTCTACGGTTCTTCTAAGGACGTAGGCGCTATTCCTGGCAAGCTGCCCACGCTGACTGAGAACGGCGGACGTGTTAACCGCGTTGGCTTCAAGCGTAAGGAACTCGAAGGCACCTTTGAGAAGTTTGGTTTCTTCGACGAGTACACCCAAGAGTCTATCGACTTCGATACTGACGAAGAACTGCGTATGCACGTTTCTCGTGAGATGTTGAATGGTGCGATGGAGCTGACTGAAGACGCACTTCAGATCGACCTCCTGAACTCTGCCGGTGTTGTTCGTTATGCAGGTACTGCAACCAACGATAGTCAGGTTGCTGACACGGTTGTTGACTATGGTGATCTGTTGGCGCTGCACATCACGCTGACTGACAACCGTACTCCGTTGAAGACTCGCGTCATCACCGGTACCCGTATGGTCGATACCAAGACCATCGCAGCAGGCCGCGTTCTGTATATCGGTTCTGAGCTTCAGCCCACCATCGAAGCAATGAAAGATCTGCACAACCAGCCGGCGTTTACTCCGGTTCACCAGTACGCTGCTGGTACCACCATCATGAATGGCGAAATCGGCTCTGTCAGTTACTTCCGCATCGTGGTTGTGCCGAAGATGCTGCACTGGGCGAACGCAGGTGCCGCTACTCCGGCTACTGGCTTCTACGGTGACACCAACTACGACATCTTCCCGATGCTCTGTGTAGGTGACGAGTCCTTCTCGACTGTTGGTTTCCAGACTGATGGTAAGACCGTGAAGTTCAAGATCTACAACAAGCCTCCGGGTGAAGAGAACGCGGATCGCAGTGATCCTTACGGCGAGACCGGCTTTATGTCGATCAAGTGGTACTACGGCTTCATGCTCCAGCGCCCTGAGCGCCTGGGCGTGATCAAGACCGCTGCCACCATGGCATAAGCCTTAAGGGCTCCCTTCGGGGAGCCCATTTTTCTTTTTAATTAACCGGGAACACCGCAATGATTGATAAGTCCTTAGATGAACTGAAAACCCTTGCCGATAGTTTGGGCGTTCAATATCACCCAAGCATTGGTAAAGAAAAACTCATTGAAAAGATTGAGGCTGCTGCTGGCACGCCTGAAGCTGAACCAGAAGCTGCTGAAGCCAAAGAAGAAGTAACGCCTGAAGAGCTACGTAAGCAAGCCAAGCGCTTGGTACGCGTTCGCGTTAACAACATGAATCCTGCTAAGCGTGAATGGGAAGGTGAAATCTTCACGGTTGGTAACAAGCTGATCGGTAACGTGAAACGCTATGTACCTTATGGCGTTGAATGGCACATCGAGAAGTGCATCTTTGACATGCTGAAGTCAAAGAAGTGTCAGATTTTCACCACAGTTAAGCGTAAAACTGGAAATGGCACGGTCGACGTCCGTCAAGGAAAGTTGATCAATGAATTCGCCATTGAAGAGCTGCCGCCTCTGACTGAAGCAGAGCTGAAGGATCTGGCACAGCGCCAAGCAATGGCACGAGGCACTGCAGAGGCTTAATCCATGACTGTTGAGATTTCCAACTTTACAGAAGAAGATATTCAACAGGGTCAAGGCGTCTTTGACGTCATGATCCGTTCTGTAAAGACGCACGTTAACAACGAGTACAAGAATGGCCGGATTACCGGCACTGAGTACTCGCAAGTGTTTCTTGGCAGTCTCAACGCCACCATGGATCAATCACTCCAGTTCCTGTTGAGTAAAGACAAGCTCAATGTGGAACTGGAAATCCTCGAACTTGAAAAGCAAAAAGCAGCGATTGAGCTTGAGCGTGTCGAGATCGAGAAAGGCATTGCTGAAGCACAAAAAGCTAAGACCGAAGCAGAAGTGTTGCAAGTCAGGGCAGCAACTGATGCTATCCGTGCTGAAATCGACAAAACCAACGCTGAACTGCAGTTGGTTAATCAGCAAATTCTGCAAGCCGAGAAGGAAGTTGATAAGACTGAAGCAGAAACCAACCTGATCAATGAGCAGATCAAAAAGGTTGCTGCCGAAACAGGGCAAATTGCCAAGCAGAATGCGAAGATCGCGGCTGAAACCGCCTTTATCCAAAAAGACACTGAACGTCTTACTGCTCAAATCGCTTTGCTCACTGCAGAAGAGCTCAAAGTTGATGCTGAAATTGTTCAGATGGGTATTCAAAACGATCTGACCATTGCTCAAACGGCAACTGAAGCCGAGCAGCAAAAGGTATTGATGGCTCAAGAGTGCAAGCTCCGCGGCGAATACGATGTCCTGATGAAGCAGGTGGACAAGATCGTTGCAGAGACTGCGCTACTCACGCAGAAAAAAGCGACAGAAGCAGCACAAACCACCAATGTTACTGGCGGTATCCTTGGGGCACAGCGAACGCTTTACCTCGAGCAAGCTGCGGGCTTCAAACAAGACGCCCGACAGAAAGCGGCCAAGATCTTGGTGGATTCGTGGAACGTTCGCAAAACCACGGACGAGGGTACGGCAGTGCCCTCCGGTCTCAACGACTCAGCTATTTCTGCAGCCGTTTCGGCAATGCGCTCTGGTCTCTAACTCAGAAAAGCTTTACGCAGCTTGGTACAAGGGGAGCTTAGCTCTCCTTTTTTATGGCTGATTCATGGGTATCTTTTCTGGCAAAAAGAAGAACATTGTTGACTCCCAAGTTGTTCGGGTGGTCGAAGACGATCTAATTCCTGATGTGCTTCGCCAAAGCATGGTGGAAGCCATCTTTACCGACGCCAATATCAGTCAAAATCTTGTTGCCAACGTGTTGGCAGGCAGTTGGCTGAACTTCGAACGTGCTTACCGATACGCCAAGCGAGGCGATTATGCTTATGGATTGCCTGATGCCCGGGTGGTCAGTTCGTCAGTTACCGACAATGTCATTTTCGATGCCATCAGCGACGAACAAAACCTGACAGAAGCTGACAATCTGGTAATCGAGTACGCTTATTTCTTGCCGCTGAACAACTTTCACATGGCTTGGAAAAAGCTCTATGAAGAGCTCAACTTTGATAACGAAGCCAACACGCTGATATGGGCGCCGCAACCCGATCAAACGGTCTACCTTGAGCGGATCCGGCCGGTTCACATTACGGCTGACGGACAAGAACCCGAAGCCAAAGCCATGCTCAACTGGGATCGGATGTCGATCGATGGTTTCTTGCCTGACGCGGTCTATGCGTCTCGAGATGAATCATGGGTCAACAAAGAGATCATTATTGTTGATGCCAGTGGTGAAGAAGGCTTTTGGCTTGACGTTGTATGGGTCAACACGACAGAAGACGCCGAAGGTAATGTCACTAAAACGGTAGAGCGAGACAGTAAGTTTTACTCGCTGGCGCAGTATTCAACGGATATTGAGTACTTCCAGGCCCGATATAGCGTAAATGGTATGTCAGGTTTTTGGGTCTACAACCCGGCTGATAAGCGGCACCCACACTTGGACAGCCTTTACTCGTTGCCGGAGCAGCCTAGTAACAAAGGCGAATACTTTCCTTTCATCATTTTCCGGTCAGCAGGAGTCAATCTTGCTGCGCCTGAATTTGAGAACAATGTGGCTTACACCTCGAGTGTCAAGCTCTGTGACATTATTGGTTTGGATTACCAAGAAGTCTCCGATCAGATCCATGAAAACGAGAACGTAGACGATATCCGCCAAGCAGCTATGTTGATGGCTGTACCGATCACCACCGAAGATCCTATCCAACTGGAGTACTTGCACAGGTACTTCTCTGAAATCGCTAAAGAGCTCCCTGAGGGCGCTACCAAGCCACGAGATTTTGGCGACTACATTGATGAAACGCCCGGCACGTCTTATGCCCTCGAGATTGCTGATGCTGATTTCAATATCCGTATTTCATTCGATCGGCTCCGTAAGCGCACGATTAACGGGCGTGTAGGCGAAGAAGGCATTGTTGGTACTTACGAAAATGCACTGATAGAGGGCTTCCAAGAAGACTTCTGGGAGGACAACAACGAAGTTCAGTTTAATGCCGGCACCCGAGCAGACAACACCATTCGAGTGATCCGAAAGCAGGTCGCTGAAGGCATTGTTGAAGAAATCGAGATCCTCAACGCACGGATGCGCTACGAAATCTTCGAAGGCGAAGGCGTTATTGGCAGCTTTGATGATGAGCGATTGCTGGTACCGCTTGAGTACAACCTGTGCCAGGAATTCAGTACAGCCAAAAAAGAAGACCTTTACCACCGATCGTTACACATGGTTTTCAATACACATATTGTTCAAGAGGTAAAGTGGTACCAAACCGGTGCATTTAAAGCCTTCATGATCATTGTCGGCGTTGTCATTGCGATCTACGACAAAGGCTTTACTTTGAAGATGATGATGCAAGGTTTGGCTGCAGGAGGGGCCACTGCAGCTGCTGTTGTGCAGTTTTTAACGATTACCTTGCTCAAGGTGATTGTCTTCACTGAATTGGTCACATTAGGTATTCGTGAGCTAGTTGATGCCATTGGCTCTGAGGCCGCAACGCTACTCGCAATCGCAGCGGTGGTTTACGGCGTTTATGGTCAGTTTTCTGGTACTGAATTGATCTTCCAGCTCTCCCCGATGGAGCTGATCAATCTCGCAAGCAACATGTTCGAACGGGCGCTACAGCTTGAGATGAGTGATCTCATGGGTGAGTTCGAAAACTTTGCTGAGTACCGTGAAGAACAAATGGAACTCCTCGAAAGCGCTCAAGAGCTGCTGGGAGATCCTCTCAATATTGACCCCTTGCTGTTTGTCTATCGAGAGCCTTACACGCTGATGGGCGAGTCTCCGACCTCGTTTTTTGATCGAACGGTTAACAATACGAACCCCGGGCTCTTATCCATTGATTTTCTTCAGAATTTTTACGATGTATCGCTCACACTTCCTGAAAGTTTACCTTCGTAGGCCGTAATTCAATGAACAACAACGCGCTATCAGACACGCTTAATAGCATCATGAGCTGGAACCAATCTGGTGTCGGTAACACGCTAAATTCTTCAATGGTTGGCTCTACTCCTAGCTTTCAAACGGTAGGGAGTACCGGCTCTTCTCCAGGCAGCGGAGGCCAAGGACAGCCTTCTTGGCTTGATCGTTTAGTTGGCTGGACAGACGGCCAAGGCAATCAACAAGCCGGCTGGGGCAACTTGGCATTAGGAGGTGCAGGTGCGCTGATGCAGGGCTACATGGGCTATCAGCAGCTACAGATGGCCAAAGATCAGCTGTCCGAATCCAAGCGGCAATTCAATATGAATTGGGACGCTCAATCCAAATTGACCAACTCTCGTCTTGCCGATCGACAGCGAGCACGACTTTCTGCAGATCCCAATGCTTACGAATCAGTAGCGTCTTACATGGGTAAATACGGGATTAACCAGAATGCGTAATCCAATCACTTGGCGAAATGTCCAAGGACAAAGCCGTACAGGACACTTTGCGGCAAGCCGGATGCTGGACTCTGCGGCAAGTCGCTTTGATGCCAGCTTAGGTTCACTCCGCGGCATGTTGTCTTCTGAGCAAAGTCGACGAAGCGCCAATCGTGAAAACACAATCGATAACAATACTGCAGCTTATTTGGATCAACTTGCTGCAGCCCAAAGCGTTGATGGCCTTGAAAACCAGTCTGCGGATTTGGCCGCAATGCGGGACAGTTTCGGCAACATGATTGACCGTGATGCTACCCGAGGTGCTTTGCAAAACCGCATGACTGCTTTGCGGACAGAAGCAAATGCGGCGCGGAACTTCGAATTAGGCGAGCTTAATGCTCAAGCCGATCCTGTGGTATCTCGAATTGAGCAGCTGACCGAAGAGGGCAAGTTTGAGGAAGCCAACGCAATGGCGACTCAAAACCAAGACCTTTTGTCTCAAGTCGGCAAAATTGATGATGTTGCCCGGGGTATTCGCCTGCGTCAGCAAGGCATCGCTGATCAAACGTTTGCGGATGATCAACGTCAACGAACTCGTGATGGTTGGCTTCGTGACGACGAACGTCGGAGCCGTCAAAAAGATATTGATGCAACACTTAGTGCGTCACTCCAAGATATCGAAGCTGCTGCTGCTAGTGGTGAATCACTGGGTATGGGCGTAGGTGAAGCGCAGCAAGTCATTCTGGGTAACTTGGGTGTCGATAACCTCGATGCACAAGATCGACAGTACGCTGCCCAGGCGCTCGATACCATCTTAGCGCCATACCGCAAACGCGAAGAGCTCGATATGCAAAACGAAGCTCAGGCAGATGCACAGCTGGCTACCGAATACGACATTCAAAACAACATCTTTGCTCAAGACAACCCTTACAACACTGAAGATGCGATCACCTCGTTCTTTAACGAGAAGGGCATTGAAAGTGATGAAGCTTGGCTGGGTTCAGGTCAACAAATTACGCCTGATGTCTTAATGGACGTTCTCAAAGAAGGCGTCAAAGTAAAAGGCAAGCCTTACAAGGTCACCCCGGCCATGCTGAAAATGCTACCTCAATTCGTCGGTACGCAGTTTGGTATCGAAGATAACTGGGGCAAAGATGAGCTTGAGAGTGCGCTGCAAAAGTTTGTCACATCTAAGTCTTACGACAAGCAACTGAAAGATTACGAAGCGTATCAGCGCGAGATGACTCAACGAAACGCCAATCGACTTAAGCGCAGCGTTTTCCGCACTAATTGATAACTGACAGGCAGGTTTATGTCTAACAAACCTTTTGACGCCAATGGCTATTTTGAGTCGTTGGCGCACCAAGGACAGACTCCTCTAGCCCAACGTTCTTTGGCTCGAAAAGCTCAAAATAAAACTGCCGAAATTGACGCTGCTACTCAGCAGAAATACCAAGAGCTTGAAGAGCTTGGTTCTCAACGCGAACGCGCAGAAGAATTCGGGCTTGGAGACCTAGCTGCATCATTTGGTGTTGGTGCTGGTAACACCGTATCTGCGGTCGGTTCTCTGTATGGCTTGTTGTCCGGCGACATGGACAATGCTGTTAGAAAGCTTGGTGAAGACACAACTGAGTTATATCAAGATCGTAAGTCGGTCGAACTCCAGAACAAAGAATTTGAGCGAGCCCAACGAATTGCGGCTCAAGACAATGAGTTTGCGAAAGCGGGTACGGCTTTTTGGGAGACGGTAAAAGATCCCAGCATGTTGGCAAATTTGGCCATAGAGTCTGCACCCTCAATGGTGTTAGGTGGTGCCGCCGGCCGCGGTGTTGCAGCAGGTGCTAAAGCACTGGGCGCTTCTACCAAAGCAGCGACAATGGCAGGTACCGGCACTGTATTAGGCGAAGCGGCGACTGAGCAGGGCGCAAGCGTGGTAGGTGAAGCCTACGATCGTCTGATGAACCAATCAGATGAACTCTGGTTGGAAAACCCTGATCTTCTGGAATTGATGCCTGAGCTTGGCTTTGAAGGCGCCAAAGAACAGATTGCACGGGACTTGGCTGCTAAAGCTGGTCTCGCGTCAGGTGCTATTTCTCTTGCTACTCAAGCACTACCGTTTGGTTCTCGACTCGACAAAATCCTTGCCGGCACTGGCAAACGTTCTACCAATCTTGTGGGTAACGTTGTCAAAACTGGCGGCGGTGAAGCACTTCAGGAAATGGCCGAAGAGGGTGCCGGGCAGGTAGCTTCTAACTTGGCTGTCAGCGGTGTCAATGAAGACCAAGACACGTTTGAAGGTGTCGGTGAAGCCACTGGATTGGCAGCTGCTGCAGGTGGCGCGTTGGGTGTTGTCGGTGGTGCTGCGGATACCCGTGTCGAACTGGCGCCAGGGGATATGACTCGTAAGCCCAATCCCGAAAAAACACGTACTGCGATGGAGCAGGCGCGAGCAACGGGTGATGTGAACCCACTAGTTGATCCTGAACAACCTGATACGTACAACCCAGTTGCTGCTGCACAGGTGCTGACTGAGCGAAGCGCCGATGAGTCTTTGCCTGAAACAGAACGTCAAGCAGCTGCCGCTGAACTGGATCAAAAAGAAGTCGAACTTCAAGAACGACTTGCTAATGCTGTTGATGCTCTCGAGACAGATACTGAAACCTCTACTGAAAAGGCCAATGAAGCACTCGAAAAGACGATCGACACTATCGAACGCAACACTAAGGCACAGGTGGCTGCTTTTGCGCTTGAGATTGAGCAAGATCCGAACATCCCTGCAGAGCAAAAAGCGGAGCAAGTTGCTGAAATCACACAGCTTTTCCAACAGCAAGCTGAACAACAGATTGAGGTAGCTCGCGCAAATCCTCAAGCGACGCTACGGGCACAACGCCAACAGGCACAGGCTGAGGTCGAAAACCTACGAAAGCAGGTTGAAGGTGTACAGCAGGTACGTCGTCAAGCAGCACAACAGGCCCGTCCTAAGACGCAAGACATCGAGTCCCTGGCAACGCAGGCGACTACGGTTGAAGACACTCCTGAGCGCACACAAGCACAAAGCAGCCTCATTGAGTTGGGTATGCGTGACCCTGAAGCCATCGATGCCGGTACTGCTGCACGCTTGGCTAACAGTGAATCACTGCCGGCAGAGGCTCGTGAACTTTTCCGTGCGTTTAGCGCTGCCGATGCGGCCGCTAATGCAGCAAAAGACATCGAAGGCGTTCGTAGCAACGTATTGACCGGGGCAGAAGGTTTCAAAGGACTGAGCGAATACCGTCAAGAAGTTGGTAATGCACTAACCGCTAATAATCCTGATCGAGCCAACACGTCTCTCAATGGTTTACGTGACTTCCTGAAACAGCACAAAGCCAAAGCGGTAGCGATTAAAGAAGCGCAGGAAATGCAGCAGCGCTACCCCAATAAGACGTTTTATGTTGTTCGAGACCCTAACCGAGAGACAGGTTGGCGTACGGCCACTAAGAAACCGTGGGCAAACAATCAAGAGCGTGCAGAAAACGGTGGATGGCAGCTAAACCGAACAGCTAAAGGTCAGCAGGCCACTGAGCAAATGCTACAAGCCGTAGATCTCGAGATCCAAGCCATCGAGGAAACCGGTAAGCAACTGGCAGCTGCGATCAAGCTTAACCAGTCTCCGGTACCCCAAGCTCAGACAACTGAAACAACGGCGCCGGTTTCTGAAGCAACTACTCAAGAAGCTTCTGAACTAAGCCCGCCTTTAGACGACTATACCGATGTGGCCGAAGCTCAAGCCGAACCGTCCGCCCCGGCAGAGCCGGCGGCGGAAGCGGTTGCGGCTG